TTACATCGGCACGACGAATTCGGCACGACGGGGGCGCTGCCCGTCCTGGCCGGGCACCAGCACCACGATCACGCAGACCTGTTGGCCGCCGCGATCTTCAGGCGTGGCCTTGGCGAGCGTCCCGCCGTTTTCGGCAGCGATCTGCTGGCCGACCGCATAACAGTCGCCCTGCGCGAGTTGAATGCGCTGCGGCGTCGCGGGCGCGGCAGAGAAAATCGGCAGCGCGGATGCGGATGCGACTGCGCCGAGCGCCATCCATGCTGCCAATGCCAGAGTCGGGAAGCGATTGTTCTTCATATGTGACGTTCTATTACAGTCGGGCTGAACATCAAATGAACAACGCGGCTGCAAGTTTCAGGTCACTTGATCCGGGTCGTCGCGGCAAGCCGGCCGAAAATCGCCACCAGACCGGAGATGGCGGCCACCGCTTGCAGGACCGTGTCGGTCAGCATCGCGCCGTCGACGGAGTCGACCGGCACGCCGAAGGCTGCCGCCCCTGCGCTCGCCACCGTTATGATCGAGGCCCAGATGGTCCGCGACGAATACCAGGGTTTTTCGATGTCCATCGTCTTTTCCTCTTCTACATGTTGATCTGAATTGAGCGCGTGGCCGCGATGCCCGGCCCGACGACGAGGCTGATCTGGCTGACGCGCAACTGCACCTCCGCGCGTCCATCGACCAGCGACGGCTCGACCTGCCATTGCGCCTCGTTCGTCTCGACCTCGGCGACGATCTCGTCCCCATCGAGAAGTGTCGCCCGATAGCGTTCCTCGACTTCGCCAAGCGGGATGTCCGCGGCCAGCCAGCTATCGGCATCGATCCGTCCACGACGCGTCCAGCGGAAGACGATCGCGCCGTCCGCGAAATCGCCGCGCAGATGGCAGGGCGACAGCGGCGTCAGCGCCCGCATCCCACCGCTCGCAACGACGCCGGCCGCGTAGCGCTCGGACAGGTCATATCCGGCCGGCAGGCATCGCCAGTTGAGTTCCCGGCCGATCTCGCTTTGCTGCAAACCCGCCGCCACGACGGCCCGGTCGAGACGAACGAACCGGGCGCCGGCAGTCGCGCCGGTCGCAAGCGCATCCTCGGTTCCGAGTTGTCCGCGCAGAAGATTGGAGAGTTCCCACAGTCCCGGCGCGATCTCCTCGGCTCCCGCAAACTGCAAAATCTCCCATCCGCCGCCTTCACATTCGATCGCACAGGCATTGGCGCCGTTCAGCATCTCGGCAAGGGTCACCGATTCCAGCGAACCGGCTTCCAAGCCAACGCGCAGGCGCGCTACCCGGTCGATCAAGCCGCTGCGACCGGGCGGAGCGGGCTCGTCCAGCCGGCCGATGGTTGCCGGTCGGTCGATCCGGGCGCGCTGTGTGAAGCCGGCGGCTTCCGGCGACGCGAAAAGCAGATGGCTGCGCCATGGCCGCGCCCTTGCGGCGACGCGGAACTGCTCTTCCGGTGCGCCTGCGTCCGGCCCCATCGGCAGGTCGAGCCAGACTGCTTCCGGCGGGCCGGGCATGGCCGGCGACCGGCGCACGGGCGGCTGGACGCCTTGCCAGCCGCTTGCGGCCCGCAAGCCGATCCGCCGCGCGACGATCCGCGCCGTCAGACCCTCCTCGATGGTCTCGACACGATAGAGCCGGTCGCCGCGACGCGAAGGCAGCCGCACGGCCTGTCCGGCCGTCAGTTCTGCCGGAATTGCGGCAAAGCTGATCGTCTCGCGACCTGCCCGGTGTCGGTCGAGCCAGTGTTCCGCGAGCGCGGCGGCCTGCCCCTCCTCCAGCATTCCGGGGAAGCCGAGACGCGACCGGCTGTCGGCGCCCGGATCGAATGCGGCGGCCCGCACCTGTGCTGTCTGATAGTCGCGGAACGGATCGCGATAGGCGAGTTCGACCTCGCTGGCGACCTGCGTTCCGGCTTCGCTTGCCGTCTCAACCACCACCCCGCCATCGTCGACGAGATCGATCAGGTCGACGATGCCTCCGACGATTTCGGGATCGCAAAAGGTGATCGCTCCACCGCTTTCGCTCACCTTCAGGCCGAACAGTTCGACCAGCGGCTGCAAGGCCGCGCGCGCCGTGCCCGGCTCGTCGACGACGTAGCCTGCAATTGTCTGATGGACGTTCCTCACATCCGGCAGCGGCAGACCGTGACGCAGCATGATCGTTTCGATCAGCGAAGCGACATCGATCCCGCTCGCCCTTCCGTTCAGCCAGTGCCCCAGGAACCAGTTTGCGCCGTCGGCCCAGACTCCGCCGAGGGTCGGAAACGCCGGAAAGGGCCGCGCATCCCAGGCCCAGACATAGAGCCGGTCGGGATCGACCATGCGCCCGCCTTCCAGCGCCGCCGCCGGGTTGCGGTCGCCGACAAATCCTGCGTGACCCGGCTGCCACGCACCATGCTGCGCTTCGAGATAGCGCGCCTGCGCAACATCGCTTCTGGCTCCGCTTGAAAAGTACGGTGCGGCATTTTCGGAGCTTTTGGGATCGGGAAAGACGTTCGGCTGGTTCGGTCCCTTGCCGATCGCCGGGCAGCCGATCTCCGTCATCCAGATCGGTTTCGAGCCGGCCACCCAATCTGTCGGCTCGGCAAGTTCCACACCGCCTATGCGGTTGAAGTGCGGGTTCTCCCACCAGGATTTGATGTCCTTGTAGCGAAACACCCAGTCCTTGCCATAGGCCCCATCGCTGATCGGCGTGCGCTGCCGCGCGATCCGATCCTCCTGCGAGGCGTAGAAGAAATCATAGCCCTCGCCGCGCGAGACACCTTCGAGCAGGCCGTCGCGATCATTGGCCGACGAGAACCCGTCCAGGTTGCCGCCCGCTTCGTCACCGTCCCGCCAGTCCGAAAGCGGCATGTAATTGTCGATGCCGACCGCCGAAACCGCCGGATGCGCCCAGAGCGGATCGAGATGGAACAAGACGTCGCCCGATCCGTCCGCCGGCTGGTGACCGAAATATTCCGACCAGTCCGCGCCGTAGCTTATCCGCGCCTGCGGCAGCATCGCGGCCACTTCTCCGGCCAGTTCGCACAAGACGTCGACGAACGGAAACGCATTCACCCCGTCGCGCAGCGTCGTCAGTCCGCGCAGTTCCGAACCGAGGAGGAAGGCATCGACGCCGCCCGCAAGCGCTGCAAGCCTCGCATAATGCAGCACCAGCCGGCGATAGCCCCAGTCGTCGGGCCGCAGGCAAGCCACCCCCTCGCCGGCCGCGACGACATCCGCCGGCCTGACCTCGCCCGCAAAATCCGCGACGATGCCCCGCACCGCATTCGTCTTGTCCGGGCTCCCCGCCTGCCCCGGCGTCGGCATCGACGTGATCCGCCCGCGCCAGGGATAGGCCGCCTGCGCCGCCCCGCCATAGGGATCGGGCAATGTGTTTCCTGCCGGCACGTCCATCATGATGAAGGGATAGAGCGTCACCTTCAGCCCGCGCCGGTTGATCTCGGCGATGGCGTCCAGCACGGATCGGTCGCTGGGCGTTCCGCCATAGGCGGCCGCATCGCCGATCTGCGAGACGACATGGGCCGCCTCGCGCGCGACGCCCGATACGGACCACGCCTGCGAAAAACCGCCGGGATTGCCCTGTGTCACACCGGGCCGCACGCGGCACGTCCCAGCCCGCAAATCGTCGCCGAACCATGTGACGACGAGCGCGACATGCTTCAGATTCGGAAACACCGCCTGCATCTCGTCGAGCGATGCTTCGAGGTCGCTGCCTGCGTGAAGCACATGCCGGTTGACCGCCTCGGTCTCGCCGCCCGGCCGCGCGCGCGTCACCTCGGTAGGCGACAGGCCGTATTCGGTCGAGCCGGGGATCAGCGCCACAGCGCGCACATCGTTCTGATACGCCCCGACCGGCCGCACCACCTCGAACTGGAACTGCGGCAGGCGATTGCCGAAATCGGTCAGCGGAAAGCGGTCGATGACGACATAGGCGACGCCGCGGTAGGCCGGCGCATCGCCCTGTTTCGCCGCGATCAGCGGGTCCGGTTGCTGTTCCTCGCTGCCGCGATGGATGCGGATGTCGAAACGCTCGCGGTCGATCTCGCGCCCATCCGCCCAGATCCGCCGCACGCTCGCGATCTCGCCTTCGCAAAGCGCGAAGGCCGCATTGGCAAAATAGCTGTAGGTCGTAGTCTTTGGTCCGCCCTTGCCGCCCTGTCGCTCCGTCCGGCTCTCCTCCTCGAAACGCGTCGCCCAGATCAGATTGCCCGCGATCCTCGCCGTGCCGAATGCCTGCGCCAGCGGCACGCCCTCTTCCGCCTGAAACGGACGCATCCCCGAAAGTCGCGGGCCTTCGATCCGCTGCGTGCCGTTGATCAGCGCGCGGTCGACGAGATAGCCTCCGATCGCCCCGGCAGCCGAGCCGACCGCCGCGCCGAACGTGCCGAGATAGCCGCCGAGAAACGACCCGGCTGCCTGTAGAACGATTGTCGCCATGAAGTTCCCCGGTCAGTCTGGAAATCGAAAAACCGCCGCGATGCGCGACCGCCAGGCCGGCACGAGCGGCGAGACCGCCACCGCATGGCCTTCATAGGCATGGATGATGGTCTCGCTCTCACCGAGAATGGCGAGATGCTTGGCCGGCAGATGCCGACGCCAGCGAAAGACGAGAACGTCGCCCGGCATCGCTTCGTGCGTTGCGATCTCGGCCATGTGCCGCCGCGCAGCCTCGAGCAGCGGATCGTCTGCGCGCATCTCGGCCCAATCGCGCGAATAGGCCGGCAGCGTTTCCGGCTCGCGGCCGTAGAGGCTGCGCCAGATGCCGCGCAGAAGGCCGAGGCAGTCGCATCCGACGCCGAGCCGCGATCCCTGGTGCCGATAGGGCGTGCCGATCCAGCACAGCGCTTCGGCCAAGACTTCCGCGCGCCTCATGGAACGATCGCTCCGCCGTCGAAAATCCCGTCCTCGCTGACATAGCCATAGGCGACGTCATTGCCCGGCAAATGCGGAAAACCGCGAAAATTCAACGTGTTGGCAAACTTTTCTCGACAGGTCGAAAATGCCTTGTCGCAGCCCGCCGTGATGGTGAAGGCTGCTCCTGACGCAAGGTCGCCGTCTTCTTCAATCCCGATCAGAACACCCTCCGTCCCCCGACGATGCGCGTTCACGCGGCAGGCCCGTCCATCGACGGTCAATGTCCCACCCCCGAACCAGCCGTCGGCATAGGCATGAAGCCCCGCGGCGACATAGGTCCCGGTTCGCTGTCGAGAGACGATCGTCCCCGCCGCCGCGAACCCCGCCAACGCGACGCCGCACCTTGCATCACCGAGTTCGGCATCGCAGCTTCGCCGCAAATAGCGCCCGGCCGGCCGGTCGAGATTGCGTGCCAGGCTTTCGAGTTCGGCGACCAGCGCGCCATCGCGCCGCGTGATCTTGCCGATGGCGGAAACGCGGATCAGTTGCGCGCCTTCCGGCCCCGTCCAGTCGACGCGGAAAGTCTCGACCCTCGCACCGTCGAACGACCCGGCATCGATCTCGGCCTCCGAAAGCCGCACCGAAGACAACGCCCCCTCGATCTCCGCCGTATCGACCGCCAGTCCCAGCGAAGACTGCGCCTCGCTTTGGGAAAACCCCGATTGCGGCTCGAAACTCGTGCCGCCGAAGACAAGCATCCGGTCGTGATCGGTAAAGCCGAGCGCCGTCCCGTCCCGTGTCGTCACCCGCCAGCAAAAGCACAGCGTCGTCGCCAAATCGCTCATGCAAACACCTCGACGATCGGGATCGAAGGAATCTGCCCCGCCTTGAAGGACGACAGGCTGATCTCCAGCCGGTCCGCGTCGAATCGCGCGGCGATGTCGAACAGGAAGCCGGCCGTCACCACGCTTCCCGCCGCCGGCGCGGCGCCGAGCGTTACCAGTCCCGTTCGGGCATCGACGGAAAACGCGTTGTCCTCAAGCTCGAACCCGTCGACCGCCACCCGCACCGAGCCTGCGACCGGCAAGGTGATCTCGCGTCGATACGCTTCCGCCCCGCTGCCATAAATCTTGGCAAGTTGAAACGTGGAGCTTTCCCCGTCTCCGATGCCGATCTCCTGATCCATCGATTCCGGTTCGTCACCCAAGCCGCTGGATTTGTGGTCGAACGGGTCGCGGAAGCGGAATGCGTGAAGCGCCCCGCGCCGGGCCTCGAAGAAGGCGACGATTTCGCCGAGATCGGAAAGCGCGCGCAGGCCCGTGCCGGCGTCGAAACGCCGTCGTGAGCGGCTCTGGCGCAGGTTCCGCCTCTCCTCGCCCGAAGTCATGGTGACGATCTCCACGCGCCGTTCCGGCCCGCCGGTCGCGCCGAAGGAAATCGCGGTCGGAAACCGCAGATCGTGAAATGCGTTCATCATCGCCTCACATGGTTCGCGTGCCGCGCGAGACGGCCCGCGCCAACATGCCGGTGATCTGCGCTTCGGATTTGCGGAACGAATTTGCGTCCGCCGCCGTCACGTTGAAGACGACATTGACACCACCGCCGCCCCCACTTGCCGCCACGCCCAGCCGGCCATCGGCCGAGCGTTGCAGAGGCAGGATTGCCTCCGCCCCCGCCTCGCCCATCAGGCCGGCTCCGCGCGTCATCGGAAAGAGCGTCGGGCCCGACACCACACCGCCCTGGGCGAAGGGCGTGATTGAGCCCGGCACGCCGCCTCTGGCAAACGGCGCGACGCCGCCAAGGAGTCCGCTCAACGCGGTCGACGCCAGCCCGCTCAAAGGCTTCAGCCCCTGGTTCAGCGCCATGCCGGCAAGGTTGAGGCCGATGCGGCGCAGTATGTCGTCCAGCGAGCGGCCGCTGACGGTCGCCGCCCGCAGCGCCCCGCCAAGCTGATCGCCGAAGCGCGACGACAGCTTTTCAAGGTTCGATAGCGCCGCGGCAAAGGGTGCCGTGTCGGCCTCGATCGACACGGTGAAGGTCTCGTCCATCGTCGGTTACTCCTTCAAGAATCGGGAAAGCGCGCCATCAGCACATCGAGATCGTCCCGCGCCGGCGCCGCGCGGGCCGCACGGTTCAACCCGGCGCACCAGGCGAATTCGCGCGGCGTCATCGCCCACAGTTCGGCCGGCTTCAGCCGCAGCAGGCCGAGGCCGGTTTCGAGGACGTCGTCCCACGGAAACCAGTTCGACGGCGCTGCTGCGGCGGTCAAGGGTTTGCGGGAACCGCCTCCCCGGCAAAGGTCGCCGTCAGGAGATCGGCGACGATCGCCGCAAAACCGGTCACGCCGTCTTCGCAGCGCATCGCCAGCACCTCGTCGTCGCCTACCGCGTTGCCGCCGCCACGCAGGCCGGCGCCGATGATCTTCGCCATGTCGCCGGCCGACAGCCTGCCCGTCGAAAACCGTTCGACGAGCGCGCCCAGATCGTTCGCCTCGAACGCGCTTTCGAGTTCGGCCAGCGCGCCGAGCGTCAGGCACAGCCGATAGGCGCAGCCGTCGAGCGTCGCGCAGATCTCGCCGCGCCGATGATTCACGTTCATGCAACCTCCGTGAAGGTCAGTGCGCCGGCGGATTCGAGTGCCGCCTCGAAGGTGACCTCGCCGTCATGGCTCCCGGCATATTCGAGCGCGGTGATCTGGAACGGCCCCTCGATCACTCCGAAATCGGGGATCGCGAGTTGCCAGGCCGAGATCGCGCCCTCGAAGAAGCGTTCCCGCAGCAGCGCATCCGACGCCTGGTCCTTGAAGATCCCCGATCCGCTGACCGATGCGCGCTGTATCCCGGCGCCCGCCAGAAGCTCGCGCCAGCGTCCGGCCGAATCGGCATTGGTCACGTCGACGGTTTCGGAATTGAATGCCAGCCGCTTGGTCCGCAGCCCGCCGATGGTGACGAACGTCCCGGCCCCGTCCGGGTCGAGCTTGAGCAACAGGTCCTTGCCCTTCTGAGCAACCATGAAGGCCTCCAGGTAAAATGTTCAACGATGTCAGTGAATTCAGGTCGCCGCTTCGGTCAGCGCGCGAAACCGGATCAGCCCGTGATGGACGTCATTGTCGTCCTCGTAGCGGATCTCGGAATATTCTGTGCGCAGCCGGATCAGCGCATGGCTTTCAAGCGCCAGCGCCGCGTCGTCGAGCGCGCCCCGCACCGTCTCGATCAGCGCGTGGCATTCGCTCTTGCCGCGCGCCTTCGACCACACATGCAGCGTGACAAGGTGTTCCGCGCCGGTCTCCGTATCGGTCGACCAGTCATAGACGCTGGTCCGACCGAATGTCAGATACGGGAATTTCGCATTCGCCGGCGCCTGGTCGTAAAGCCGCACCGTGCCCATGGCCGCGCTCAGGTCCGCATCGGCCAGCAACGCGGCGAAGACGCCCCGCTGAAGCTCAAGTGCCGCGCTTGTCATCCGCCCCCTCCTCGCTTGTCCGGCGCTCCCGGTCGCGACGATAGCCTGACGCGACATCCTCCGCCATGCCGTGCAGCAGCCTGCGCAGGCTTCTGACGAGATCGTCGCCGGTCGTTCGTATCGCCGTCTTCATCGCCCCGCCTCCCGCGTCTCGCAAACGAGATACCGTGCCGTCTCGTCAGGATCGGAGATCGTTTCGATGACGAAGACGCGATCGCCCCGACGAAACCGCATCCGCCGGAAGATGTCCGCGCGATCGCGAAGGGTGATACGATGCGTGATGTCGACCTGACGCTGGTCCGCGCCGTAGCGCATCCGCGCCCGTACCGGCTCGACATGGGCGAACAATGTCGCCACCTCGATCCATTCGCGGTTGACACCGCCTGCCCCGTCGGCGCTTTCGATCGCGTCCTCCACGATCAGTTCCGTCCGCAACATTCCCGGATCGATGAACTGCGTCATCACGCGATCCTCCTGCACCTGAACGGCGCGATCAGCCGCTCGTAGCCGGCCGGATAGGAGACCGGCTGGTCGCTCGCGCCATGGACGCCGCGAAATTCGTACCAGTGCGCCACCAGCATCAGCATTGCGCGCTTCAGGAGGTCGGGAACGTCCGTCGCCGCCTCACCGTGACCGGCGACGAAATCGATCTCGATCCCGTTCAGCGATGCCGTCGGAGCCAAAGCGATCCTGAAATGGATGCGCGCCGGACGCGACGCCGCATCGACGGCGTAGGCTGCCGGTTCGACCACCGATCCCTCGCCATCCTCGCCGAAAACCGTCACCGACAGAACCTCGCGCACCGGATGCGGCGTCAGGCGCACGGTTCGGTCGCGCGGCAGCGCGTCGAGCACCTTGCGCCAGGTCTGCGCCATCAACGCCAGCCCGGTCGCCGCCTCCACCTCCTCGCGCGCGGCGCGGATCAGGCCCGTCACCAGTTCGTCCTCGCTGTCGTGCTGGAGGCGCAGATGCGCCTTGGCCTCGGCCAACGTCACCGGCTCACCCTCGGGGCCGGTCGTTCGAAATGCGGTCATCGCCACCTCGATTGTCGGATGAAAAGAGGCCCCGGCAATCGCTTGCCGGGGCCGGGCACGTCGTTCAGGCAGGCAGGAGACGACCTGCCTTTACGCCGTGCCGAACTTCAGGAGCTTGATCGCGTCGAAATCCTGCACCCCGCCGCCGACGCGCTTGGTCACGTAGAAGAGCACGTAGGGCTTGGCGGAATAGGGGTCGCGCAACACGCGCACGCCTGCCCGGTCGACGACCAGATAGCCTCGCCCGAAATCGCCGAAGGCGATCGGTGTCGCATCGGCGCCGATGTCGGGCATGTCCTCGGCCTCGACGACCGGGAATCCCATCAGCATCGCACGCGCGCCTGCGGCGGCCGGCGGCTGCCACAGATAATTGCCGTCGGCGTCCTTGAGCTTGCGGATCGCGGCCTGGGAGCGGCGGTTCATCACCCAGTTGGCGTTCTGGCGATAGCCGCTCTTCAGCGCATAGACCGTGTCGATCAGCACGTCCGATGCGTCCTCCGCCGGCAGCGCGCCGGCCACGCCGGTCACGACATGGCCGAGGCTGCCCCAGGCCCAGTCGCTTTCCGCTACCGATCCGTAATCGAGGAAGCCGCGCGGCTTGTTGACGCCGTCGCCATTGACGAAGGCCGCGCCTTCCTGCTCGGCGAACGCCGTCTCGACCTCGGCCGTGATCCAGTCGCCGAGATCGACGATCGAATCCTCCAGCAACGCCGCCGTCGCGGCCGGCATGGCGTAGAGTTCCATGGTCGGGAACTGCATCTCCTGTAGGGCCGCCATCGCCGTCTGCGGACGCGCCGCCGTCTCGCCGACCCAGCCGACTGCCGGACCGTTGACCGCGAACGGCTTCTTCAGCACGGCACCCGATACCTGGCGCACCGTCGCGATCGAGCGGATCGGCGACAGGTCCCGCAGTCGTGCCCCGATCGCCGCCTCGATCTCGTCGGGAACGAGATAGCCGCCATCCTGGCCCGAGCCATAGCTCATCGCCTTCTGTTCGAGCTCGCGCAGGCTGCGATCTTCGCCGGCCCGGACATAGGTGTCGAAGGCGTGCTTGTGCTCGAGCGCTGCGGCCGTGCCGCGTTCGCCGCCCAGGCTCGGACGCGCCCGCTTCAGGCTCATCTCGTCAAGCGCGCGCTGCTGGCGGTCAAGCGCCGCCGAGAGGCGATCCACCTTGTCGGTGGTGATGACGTCGGCGCTCATGCGCTTTTCGATCTGCGCCAGCCGGCTGTCATTGGCCTCGCGAAACGTGCCGAACGTGGTCATCAGATCGTCGAAGGCATCGCCGATCTCGCCGGTCGCCGCCTTGGTCTCGATGGAATGGTTCATCGAAGAATGGTCCTTTGATTGAGGGATCGTGCCGCTTGGCGGATGCGTTCCGCCAGGCTCGTCTCTGCGTCCGGCGCGGCATCCCGCGCGCGTCTCAGACTGGCGAAGCCGTGGGCCACCACATGCTTCGCCTCCTTGCGCGTCAGCTGCGCGTCCCGCGTCAGCCAGCGCTCGAATTCACGTGTCGTCGGCAGTGTCGCGCCCTTGGCGATCGCGATCCGCGCGCCCTCCTGCATCGGGAAGGTCACGACTGAAATCTCCCACAGATCGGCCTCCCTGATATGCCGGATGCCCGTCTTCGGGTCGGTGTGCCCGCGCATCACCTTGAAGCCGATCGACAGCCCGTCCAGCGCGCCGTCGCGGATCAGTTCGCGCACCTCGCGCCCCTTGGCCGAGCCCGCCGAGAGCCGTCCGCGCACCTTCAGCCCGAATTCGTCTTCCGAAACCGCCGTCCAGGCGCCGATCGGCTGCGCCGGATCGTGCTGGAAAAGCATCCGGATGCCGCCCGGCCCCTTCTTCGAAAGCGCCTTCGCAAAAGCCCCGCGCTCGACGATGTCACGGCTCATGTCGATCCGGTCGAACAGGCTCGCATAGCCCTCGAACACGCCCGCCTCGTCCACGCCGTCGATTGCCACGTCGACCAGCTTGCGCTCCAGTTTCACGATATTCATCTCTCGTCGCCCCGTCCCATCTTTCCGTCCGCCCTGTCGAAGAGCCGCATCACGAGGCCGAGCGCCCACCAGGCGCTGAGGCTCGCGGCGGCAGATCCCATCAGCATGATCTCGAAGGCGCCGAGCGCCGATCCGACATCGAGTTCGGAAGCGATCTTCAGTCCCGCCGCGCCGCCGAAGATCAGGCCGGAGACGACGCCGACGGTGAACCGCAGCGCCGCCTCGCGCCGGCCCCGCGGCAGGACATAGGCGACCGAGATCGCCGAGCCGGCGATCGCGCCGGCAAGTTTGGCCAGCCAAAGCCAGGCCGTTTCCATCGCGATGTTCATGTCGCCTCCTTCACGCAACCGGCCGCGGGCCGTAGCCCACCGCCTCACGCTTTTCCGCGTCGGTCAGGAAATCCGCCCCCCCGACCCGCGTCCACAGCGCCTCGCGCTCGGCTGCCAGCCCCTCGATCCGGTCGGCGTCGTAATGCAGCCTCAGCCGGCGCCCGAAACGCGGCGCCAGCCAGCCGCCGAGTTCCCGCGCTATGCGCTCGACCAGCGGCAGGACCGTCAGGCGGTAGAAGGCGCGATTCGCCTCTTGGTAGTTCGCATAGGTGTTGTCGCCGGGAATGCCGAGGATCATCGGCGGAATGCCGAAGGCGAGCGCGATGTCGCGGCTCGCCGCGTTCTTCGCCTCGATGAAGTCCATGTCCCTGGGCGTCAGCCCCATTGCCTTCCAGTCGAGCCCGCCTTCCAGAAGCAGCGGCCGCCCGGCCCGCACCGCGCCGGTGTAACCCTCCTCCAGTTCCGCCTTCAGCCGTTCGTACTGGTCGTCGGTCAGGTTTCCGCCTTCCTTCGGCGCATAGACGAGCGCGCCGGAGGGACGGGCCGAATTGTCGAGCAGCGCCTTGTTCCAGCGCCCCGTCGCATTGTGGACGTCGAGCGCCATTAACGCCGCCTGCAATGGCGGAAAGCCGTAATGGTCGTCGAGCGGATGGAAGAGCGCGAAATGATGGGCCCCGCCGCCCTCGGCCAAGCCCAGCCCCACGCGCCGCGTTTGCGCCCCCTGCCGCTCCTCCAGCGCCACCGGCCATCCCGACCGGTCGGCCGAAACCGTCACCCGATCCGGCCGCAGGAGGTGCAGTTCGCGCGCGCCTGACGGCGTCTCCACCAGTTCGGCATAGGCGTTTCCGGCCATCATCAGATGGCCGTAGAGCCCTTCGAGAAAAGCCGGGCCGGACTGGCGCGCATTTGGCCGCGCGACGAGGTCGAGCAGCGGATGCTCGGTCAGTTCCTCGCCGTCCTCATATAGCAGGAAAGGGATCGTGGCCGCCGCCTGCGAAATCATCCGCACCGAGCGATGCACGACCGGGTTGCGCATGAAGCCCTCGCGGGCGAGCGCCGCATAGTCGCCGCGCGTCCACATCGCCTCGCCATTCATGTGCAGCGCGACGAAACCCGGCGACAGGCTTGCGGACCGGGTTTCCAGCCGCGCGCCATCGTCCTCCGGGCGGCTCGCCCAAGGCCATTTCCATCCCATCGGCAATTCCTTCAGGTGAGTTTGCGGATGCGCGGTTCCTGACCGCGACCCAGAAGAAGTTCGTTCAGCGCCCAGACCAGTGCGTCGAGCCGGTCGGGCGAGCGTCCGTTCGACAGGCCCTGCGGCCCGAAATCGCACATTTCGTCTTCCAGTTCGGAAAAGCGGCGCGCATGGACCACCTTTCCATGGTGATAGAGCGCCGCCACCGGCTCGGCCCGCAGCCACTTGCCGCGCGAGGCGCGCACCGCCTTTACCGGCAGGCTCGCATCGACCGCGGAAAGCACCGCGCCGACCATGTCGCCGCCCTGATTGACCTCCGCGACCACGCAATCGGCCTCGTGCCGGTGATAGGCATCGACGATCGTTGCTGCCCAGCCCTGCGGCTTCAGTCCCTGCACCGTCGCGTCCTCCAGCACCACCGCCCGTCCGTCAGCGCACAATCCCGCGACGACGATCCCGCACGCGTCCGCCTGCCTGCCCGAACTCGCCGGAGGGTCGACCGCGACGACGATCCGCGTCATCTCCGGCCGGCCATCGAGGCGCGCCGCCTCGAGCTGCCCCCGCGACCACAGCGCATCCTCGCGATCCTCGATCAGTTCGCCGTCGAGTTCCTGCCGCTCGAGCCGCGATCCGGCATAGCGCTTGCGGATCGTCTCGATGAATCCGGCGGCCAGGTTGTCGCGGTTGTCCATCGTCTTGAGCCGCGTCACCGTCACGTCCGTATCGGCCATCAGCGCCTTGATGAGCGGGATCGGCCGCGGCGTGGTGGTAATGATCTGCGCCGGCCGCTCTCCGAGGCGCAATCCGAATTGCAGCATGTCGAAACAGTCTTGCGGATGGCGCCATTTGGCAAGTTCGTCGCACCAGGCCGCATCGAATTGCGGCCCGCGCAGGCTTTCGGGGTTCTCCGACGAGAACGCATGGGCGACCGCGCCCGAATCCCAAACCAGCCGGCGCCGTCCCGCCTCGTAGCGCGGACGGTTTCCACGTGCCTGCGTGATGATGCCCGAAGCGCCCTCGATCATCACCTCGCGCACATCGCCCAGCGTCTCGCCGATCAGCGCGATCCGGCCATGCCTGGTTCCGCAACTGAAAGGCGGCAATCCGCGCACCAGCGCATTGACCCATTCGGTCCCGAGCCGCGTCTTGCCCGCGCCGCGCCCGCCCAGCACCAGCCAGGTCGGTTTCGTCCTTGCGGGCGGATATTGCGCGCCGTGGCAGTCGCGCACCCATTCACCGCGCGTCAGCGCCTCGTCATGCCCCGTCAGGTTCCGGTGCGCCCAGCCGTCCTGCGTGATATCGGGCGATTTCTCGAATTCGTTCGTCGATCCGCTTGAGGGCGGCGGCAAGTTCGGCATCGTCTTTGATCTGCTTGTCCTTGGCGTCCTCGTCGGAGCGCATGGTTTCGCCGATTTTCTCCAGCGCCCTCACCATCGCCATGATGGTGTCGACGCGCGCCTTGTCGAAGGTCAGTCCCTCCCCTTCTTGGCTTCCGAGCGTCAGACGCTCGATCTCGGCGATCAGCCGGTCATATTGCGTATCGATCCTCCGCCGCCGTTCCGCCACGCTGCCGGCCGCCACCGGCTTCCAACCCTCCGCCCCGGCCCGCATCCGAACCATCCGCAGCGACCGCCCCGCGATCATCGCCAGATTCTCCAAGGACGGCTCCCCGCCCTCATGAACATGCCGCATCGCGGCGAAAACGCTGTCCGCGCTCCCCATTTATCCCCTCTCGGCATCGATGTGAGATGATCCTCGGCGAGCCACCCGCTCCGCCCCAGCCGCAAGAGTGCGACCATGCCCGAAACTTACAGGACCACCGTCACGGTGTCAAGGATTATTTTCCTAATTATATACTTGACAAAGCAGGCGCCTTGGACGATAACGAATCCAAGGAGTTACCGCTATGAAGCTCGACAACCCAATCTTTCACGACGCAGACAAGGCCCGCGAGCATCTTGAGGCGCAGCGCTGGCCGCATGGCCCGATCTGCCCGCATTGCGCTAACTCCGATCAGACCCGCATCACGCCCATGAAGGGGAAGGCACACCGTCCCGGCCTCTATAACTGCATGGAATGCCGGCAGCAGTTCACCGTTACCGTTGGCACCGTGTTTGAGCGCTCCAAGATCGCCCTGAACAAGTGGCTGCTTGCGACCTTCCTTATGACCTCGTCCAAGAAAGGCATGTCCGCTCACCAGCTTCACCGTATGCTTGGCGTCACCTACAAGACCGCTTGGTTCATGGCGCACCGCATTCGCGAAGCAATGAACGAAGACGTTTCGTCTGCTGGTCCGATGGGCGGCGAAGGCAAGACCATCTAAGCCGACGAAACCTATATCGGCAAGCGTGAGACGCCCCGTAAGCTAGCTCGTGGCCGCATCGCCAATCCTACCAAGTCGGGCAAAGCAGGCGGCGCACAGAAGCGTATTGTTGTCGGTCTGGTCGAGCGTGGCGGCAAGGCCCGCATGTTCCATCTGAACGACGCCACGAAGGAAACCGTTCGCGACGTGCTGGTTCGCAATGCCGACCGCGCCTCGACCCTCTACACCGACTCGTCGCGCCTCTACACCCGCACTGGCGAGGAATACGCCTCGCACAAGACCACCAATCACGCGCGCGGCGAATACGTCCGTTACGAAGGCGCGGAAGTGGTTCACTCCAACACCATCGAAAGCGTGTTCTCGGTGTTCAAGCGCGGTGACGTTGCCCCCGCGATCTAA